CCTTGTATAAAGTCTTGTACATTAAAACTGCCTAGCTCAATTGACATTAAATAAGTTAAAACAAAATGAGCATGCACGTCTAGTTGTTGATAACCTACACCGTTAGCCATTGCATCAGTTCTAAATTGGACAATATTGCGATTAATAGTTGGGTAAGTGTCTGGTATTGATTTTAACTTGCCATCAACAGTTATACCTTTGTAACAACCATGCAAGTAATAATCAAGTTCGCGGTTGTTTTCAAAGTCCCAAAAAATTGGCGATAAAAATGAACCCTCAAAAGGTGCTTTTGATACTTTAACAGTAAACGTGGTTTCGGTGTCAATGACGCTAAAATAGCATTTTGGCACCCATGTGAATTTATTGCCATCAGTGTCAAAGCTTGTGACCATATCCTTATAAATCTCTTCTTGGTCAAATCCGTTTACGCCTACGCTGCCATTAATACTAATAAATGTATTAAGTCCAAAAGCATCATCTGTGCGAGTTGCTACTGCGGTTGTTTTGTTAACTGTAAGCCCATATATTTTGGCACTGCTTAAGCTATCTAAAAAACCTTTTGCCAAATATTCTTTTTTATACAATGCATTTTTTAAATATTCATTTCCATACATATGATTAACTCCTCTCTAGAACAAGAAAGTAGTTAAAGTAGTTTTCCAAGCCACCCCATTGTTATTAATCTGTAAAGTTTTAATATTTATATCTCCATAGCCTAAGGTCAAAGAATAAATACCTGCTTCTGTCTCTTTGAGAAAAACATTACCTTCTCCATTTATATTGATAGTGGTATTTGTGTTACATTCAAAATAAGTCATTTTAGGTCTAAATGGTTCTATAGTATCATCAGAACCTAGTGTAGTAAAGCCTCTCATAACTGATACTATGTCTTGATTAACTGCTGTAGTTGTTCCATTTGCAGATAAAACTCTATTCATAATTTATTTCCTCCTATTTTGATTTTTGTCTTTGCTAGAAAGACAAAGTTATCATATTTGTCAAGTTTGTTCGTCTAGTAAAGACAAAATGTCCTTTTTAGTGAGATAAAATGTTGATTTTAATTTTTCATGAAAACAAAAAAATAAATGGGATAATTAATATATAATTATCCCATTTTTTATATTATTCAACTATTTCAGCGTCTTTTTTGGCTTTAGTGACAGGTCTTTTATAAGCCATCACCTTTTTAAATTCTTTATTATCTAAAACAAAGCCCTCAATGTCATCGACACCCAAAATAGATTCGTCTGGCAAAACAAACTCACCTTTGTCCAAATCGTATTCTTTTAAAGTGGCTGTCTTACCATTAAATTGAACTCTCATTTTTCCACCACCTTCTTCTATACTCATTCCAATCATAAAACACTTGGGACTACAAAAATGTTGTCTCCAAGTGTAATATATTTTAGAATAGTTCTCTTCACAGCTTTTGCACGTTTTGTATTTAGTACCACATACTTCACAAAATCTGTGTTCTTTCATTTAATTACTCCATGTCTTCTTTATCGTAAATATAAACATCGAAAAGCTTATTTTCGATACAAGTACCTAAGAAGTCTGCTGTAAAGTTGTGAACAGATGGGTCTCCACCCTCGGTCATATTCCATTCAAATTCACCAGCTATTTTACCTTTTTCCGCAACTATCATACCATAAACTAATTGGTCATCACATACATTCTTGAAAAGAATTTCTGCTTCTAGTCTTAAAGTCTTAGTAAAGTTAGTAGTAATGTTTGAGATTCTCTTAGCAGTAGTAGTATTAGGATAGTATTTAACTTCAACTTTAGTTCCTTCTAGAACATCTGTGTGGAACGTAAATACTTTTGTTGCAGAATCGTATGTGAATACACCAGCAGAAGCGGTAGCACCTTGGGTCAAAGTAGAAACTTTGCTTCCATCTGCATCTAAAATATACGCAAATTTAATTTCTGCGTCAGCAGTACCAGTTGCAACTTTAGAGCCAGTAGCACTATTTGAAGCACTAACTGTAAGTATCTCATTAAACGAAATTTCCTTTGTATCTGTAAGTGTCTCTACGTCAGTACCTAATTGAGCCGCCAATAGGTCATCTTGAATATATGCACTAGAGCCAGAAATCATTGCGTTAGAACCAAAGTCAAAACTTGCTATTTTTACATTGTCAACTGTTACGAAAGTAGATTCTTTACCATTTGTGAAAGTAGATTCTTTTAGTCCTTTAAGAACTAATTCCATTTCACCAGTAGTTACATTGTAACCCCTAATCTTCATAACTTTTTGCATTGCTAAATTCATTATAGGAGTCCTCCTTTTTCTTTTTTATTGTTTGTCATATAACCAGTTATATCTCTCAAGATTTAAAGACTTAGAATCTATATTACCAGTGTATACACCAGTCATAACGTTTTTATATTCTTGCTCTTTCATTATCTTTGAAAGGATAGCATTCATTTGAAGTATTGTAATGTCCCAAATCGTATCATAAGTGTATGCGGTCTTTAACACGATAGGGTCTATTACATCATAAATGCTACTATTGTTTCCTTTATTCTCTTTCTTTTCAAGCTCTTTGTTCTCTATTATATTCTCAATAAAGGCAATCTTTGTCATCTTGTTTGCGAACTTTTCTTCTTTTCTATTTACGTATCCAAACATCTTTTGAAATAGGGATGCGTATTTTTCTATGTTTTCTTCTGAGAATAAAACAATTCCAGTATCAGAATCAAAGTACACCAGTTTATTATTTATCTCATAAGGGACAATACTGCCCTTAACAAAGAAAATAAAATTTGTAAAATTCCTAAATGGTTCGTCATCTTGATAAAAACTATAAAACATATTATTGAATAAATCGTATTTTGTCATTGTTGCATAGTCTATATCTTGTTCGTATAGGGTATCACAGAAATCAAATGGTTTTGAACAGAATATCATAGCAAATTTTTCAAAGGCATTGTCTTCGAATAAGGATAAATCATTTAAGGTTATGTTTTTCACCCACACTTCCCCAATCTTAAAATTATCCTTTTTCTTCAATTCTGACCTAGAAATCATCATCTAAGCATCCACTTTCAATTCCACTATCAACCCTATGATATATCATACCGTATCCTGCATACTTTGTGTTAACACTTGGTATTGCCCTATAATCGTCAAACGTAAATTCTCCATTTATGTTTGGAATTTTTTTTGCATTGAGCATTCTATCAATTTCATACATTATTTGATAAGTTCTAATGCCTGTATCAACTCTCCAAAGGTCATTATGAACATATATATCTACAAACATATAGTTTGTCTTATAATGCTTAGTGCCTTGTCTACTATCTCCTCTGCCAAAATAAATATCTACATTTACATCAGCACCTTCTTCACTTAAATCAATTACTTTCATGTAAGGAAATAGTGTTTTATACATTACTAAGTCATACCAATCAGAATTAGTTGGTAATGGAATCTCAAGTGGATTCGATTGTTTATTGTAAAGAAGTTTTACGAAGTCTTCACTCTTTGTTAGATAATTAAATATATAATGTATATCGTTTAACTCAGATAAATTTCCAGCCATAAAACACTTCCTATTCTATAATGTGGCTACCATACTCTAAGACTGTAAGTCTTATTTATGATATCTGTAGTAGAATTTATCTCTATATCAACATTTAATGACTTGTTAGATATATTTTTTATTCTAAATTTATTGTTACTAGTTTGTTCAAATTCATATCCAATATCAGATGTATTATCTACTATAGTATAAGTATCAACTACCAATACTCCGTTAAGATATTTTTCAATAGTGTATTCTATTTCCCTATCTATTCTTATATTATATATCTCTGGACTTACTATATAAGAGTATAATTGAGTTATAGCTGTTTTAACCTCTATGTCCTTAGATGTTTTAACACCATTGTAGTCTGCTGTTATAGTGCAACTACCCTCTGTTAAAAATTCTATATATCCACTTTCTGTTATAGTCGCAACAGATGGGTTGGAAGAATACCATTTTACAATCTTGGTATCATCTATACTTCCTTCTATTTCAATTGCGCTAGACAATTGTTTTTGAACTCCAAGCTCTTCTTCGTCTAACAAGTTATTGATATAAACAGACAAACTTATATTCTCTGCTATACCATTTACAAAGTCATCCTCAGCTCTATTCTCATCTTTTTTAAGAAGTATTTTTATTGTATTGTCTATATAGAAGTCCAATACCTCTATTACTTTAAATACACTTCTAGTCCCAAAAGTAAATCTCATGTTCTCTATTATTCTCAAAGTGTCTTCATTCTTCTGAATATATGCTTCCATACTTTCTTCAACTAAAGAAACAGCCCTACCATCTGACAATGGGTCTCTAAGAACCTTAGATGAAGAATATATTGCATATTCATGATATCCATATTCATCAATCCATTTTAAACTGTCATCCAAGCATTGATAAATCATACCAAGCTGTCTGTTTTCATATTGAGTATCAGTACCAAGACAAATCCATATATCGTTATTCCAATGTATATATTCACCTTGTCTTATTGACTGACTTGGACGCATACGACAGAACTTCTTCATAGCATCTTTTCTTTCACTAGACTCATCATATATCCAAGCTTCAAATTTTTCACTAGGATTATAATTCTTATAAAAAACTTCGTAGTTTATGTTCTTGTCAAAGCTATCTTCAACCATCCTCAACTCAGCGTCAAGATAAGATTGTTTTCTTGTTTTACTAACTTGACCCCATATATCTCTACTATTCATTATCAATTCCTTGACTTTTTAGCAAGACTTACTGTACTTGGCATATCTCTACCATAACTATAGTAAATCATATCCCTAAAGCACTTGCTTCTTCTAAATTCTTCTATACTTATAGATACTTTATTATGTTGAGATTGAGAAAACATTTCAACACCCTCGTACATTAATTGCTCTAATTGTTTAGGTGTATTAATATACTTTTCGACAAATGTTGGGGTCATTGCATCTGCAAGTATTGTTTTTTCTCTCATGTTTAACTCTATGTTAAAAGTACCTACTATGTAAGTTCCAACATAAATATTATTACCAGTAACAGATAATGTCAAAGTATTTGTTATATCATCGTAAGAGTATTCATCTTCTTTTAATTTAACACCATCTACATTAACATAAAACTGTGAATCAATTTCTGGAGTTGGGCTTAAAACGAATTGTGTCTCTATCCCATCATCCTCAAAAGTATATATATTTTGACTAAAAGGTGTGTGATTAGACAAATCCTTATAGCAATGTTGAGAGAACTCACTAATTGCGAAATATAAATATTGAAACAAGATAAAGTAATATATATTGTCTGGCTTATTCATCTGCTCTGACATATCCATCAAAGCACCATTAAGACTATATATTTCATCAAAAGTAGTATTCATTTATAGCCCTCCTCCTCTATATTAGTTATTCAATTAAGAACGATATATTTAAGTCTAGAAGAGCTACACCAAAGTAATCTCTAAAAGCTTCTTGTGTATCCATAGTGATATTTCTAATCATACCTTTTTGATACAATAGACCTATCCTATATATGATTGTATGAGTAGCTGGCGAATCAGTTTTGTTGTTAGTAATTTCTTTTAATTCTTCAACAAACTTATCTGTACTTAACTCAAACAAACCAATAATATAATCGTCAGTAAGTAATTTTCTAGGTTTAATTTTAAATCTCTTGTAATCTTCTTCATTTTCAAAGACTAACAAGCCAGAAGTAAAAAGGTTTTTGTTATTAGCAAATCTAATTAAAGATTTTGCTTCTGAGAAAGATATCGTTTCGTATGCACCTATATCAGTGAATACAATTGCAGACTCTCTATCTATACTAATGCTGTTTTTACCAATCATATTTGAGTAAATAGTAACATCGTCAGAGTCAGTTTCTTGACCTTTTGACATTTGTTGAGACTGTAAAGCAAGCATCATGCTTTTCATTTCTTCCATTTGTTTTTGGAATTCAGACTCTTTTTCCTTTTGTTTCTTTTCAGATTCTTCTACTATTTTTTTCAGACTATCTGACTCTAAATCTTTTTCTTTTAATAACTCTATTAGCTCATCTTTTTTGTAATTGTTTAAATTAGCCATATTTACCTTCCTTTTCTAAAAAATATATTTTATCTAAAAATTTCTAGGGGAGACTATCTCCCCTAGAATGTTAATTTTGTTATACTGTTTGGATACCATATGGAGCAGATGTAATAAGACCCATTTGATAACTAAAGATGTATTTGTAAACTCTTGCAGAAAGATTTCCTTCTGTACCGTCTTTCATTACAACGTCAAAGTAATCTTCTTGAACAAGTTTAACAGGTTTCTCTTCTGTGTTAGCCATAACCAAAATTCTGTCATTTGGAACTCTAAAAGTGAAAGAAGCAGAGCTAGTATCTACAGATTGTTCAAGAACTCTTGATGGTAAACCATACAAGTCTGTGATATAAGTATTCTTGTTAATTTCATCTAAAGTAGCAAATCCAGTAGTTACAGTTGCAGAAGCAGTTCTGTAAGCACTTCTAGTACCATAAGCAGTAACACCAGTGTTGTTAACAGCACCTACGACTTCTCCAAGAGTAGTGTAGTTAGCCATATTAAACGTAGCTTTGTAGAAAGGTGTTCCAGCAAGTGGAGTAGTTGCGAAAAGAATATCAATAGCATCTTGATATTGTTTAGCTCTAATAGAAACGATAATCTTAGCCATTTCAGCACCAAAGTCATAGTTAGCTGTAAGCAATTGAATTACATCAAATTGTACAGAAGCTTCTTTTGGGCTTGGAGCGATAGTGATAGGTTGCTTGTATTGTTTTCTAGGTCTAGTAACTCTGTTACCATAAGAAGCATCTTCAACGTCATATAACGCTTTGCTTCCAACGTAGAAAGTCTTAGAATCTCCAAGACCTACTGTAGACATATTAACAAATCCCATAGCTTGTTCTACTTCTGTATCTGCCATCAAAGTTCCAAGAACCTCAGTTTGGATAGCGAAGAAGTTCCACTCGAAGTTAGCATTGCCAAAAGCTCTAGCAAGTCCATTTTTTGTTAAAACATCAATAGACTCTGGAAGATTAGCTCTATCAGCAGAATATTTAAGCATTTTTTCTTTAACTGTTTTGTTTAACTCATCATAATCAACTGCTGACACACTATATTTTGTAGCTAATATACTATTTGCAGTATTCTTATTTAAAGCCATTTTTGTTAAAGTAGATAATCCATCAACAAGTAATTGTCTAGTATCGTCTACTGCTGTGTTTTCATTGAATGAAAATTTCATTTTGTTCATTATTTAGTTCCTCCTTTTCTCTAGTCTTAGACTTGAACTACTCTAGCAATAACAGAAGCGTTATAGCCAAGTGCCAAGTTACCACCTGTAGGTATTGTTGCAAGAGCTTCAATTTTCAAAGCAACTTTTGCTGTTCCGATTGTAGCCGATGTAGCTAATTTCTTTTCGTCATCTACTGGTATCAAGAAGACACCTACTGCTGGTGCTACAACTCCAGTGTTGCCTAAAGATTCAACAGAAATTTCAAACTTAAAATCTTTTGCTAATCTAACTGCGTGAATAACATCACCAGCTTTGAATTCTAAGTCAGTTAAAAGGTTAGAACCTTCTACTCTTCTTCCATCTGCAAGTTCTACAAATTTTTGGTCAACAATGATTGCTGGTACGTCTGCTGTTGCATCATCAACTAGACCTGCCTCGTATACTTTTTTAGAACCAGCGACAAGTGTTTCTGCTAGTAAAACATCTCCAACATTAAAAGTCTGACCAGTTTGTACTTCAACTGTTTCAACTATTTGCTCTGGAAAGTCTTCGTGTAATCCATAACATACTCTAATAGCCATTATAATTTTCCTCCTAATTATTAATTTTATTGTTGTTAAATATAGTTAATACTCTATTGCACCTTAAATTTCTTTAAGACGTTCTAGGGCTGTGGGTGACTTTTTAATATCATCATCTTTTTTGTTATCAATTAAAGATGTGATTGTAAATTTAAGATTATCTTTGTTTTCTACTTTTTCTGACTCTGTTCTAATCTTCTTTAATGCCTCTATTTTAGCTTCTGCTTTTGGCATTGCTATAGCATAAACTTCTTTAGAAAATTCTTTTACATCGTCAATAGATTCTGCTTTTTTGTTAAGTTCAGTTACTTCATCCTCTGTTAAGAACTCTGCATACTTAGCATACAAATGGTTAATCTTTTCTTGTTTTTCCTCTTTTAACTTTGAAAGTTTAAACTCTCTAAGTTCTACTAATTCAGTTTCTAATTCTGAAAAAGAAAGTACTTTGTCTTTAAGTTCAGATACTTCTTTTTCTAACTCTGAAATCTTAGGCTCTGCCTCTGAGAACTTTGTTGCTACTTCTTGTGCTTCCTTTGAAAATTTCTCAAGCTCTGCTTCTTTAGTAGATACTAGTTCGCTAACAGCATCAAGACTAGCTTTTAATGCCTTTACTTTTTCAAGAGAATAAACAATAGTATCTTCTACTTCTAATTCAACTCCATCTTCTTTGGAAGCAAACTCTTCTTTGCCATCAAGTTTGTAAACTTCTTTGGCATTTTCTTCATCTACAACTACCTCGTACTCACCGTCTTCTTTTTCACTATAAGTGAATGGAATTTCTTTGTGAGTTAAACTGTCCATGTCGAAACAATAAACTACATTTTCAGTATTTGAAATATATCGTAAATTCGAGCTATATTTTCCAGACAAAAAATCTTTTAATTTGTCCACTTGTGTTCCTCCTTCTTTTTCTTTTATTATAGCACTGAACCATTCGTAGCCAACTTTTCCACCAACTAGTAATGTTTCATTTCCACTTAAAAGTGTCATTTTATCCTTTAAAGAAACAACATCTGAATAGTTGATTTTTTTATTATCAATCAATTCTGTTGCATACTTTATAAGTTCTGGATTACCTTGGTCTAAAGAAAGACCTTTTTTGATTTCATCTGTTACATCACTTGGGATAGTGAATTCATCTATAAATACTCCATAAGAAATCATTGTCTTTTCAAACTCTTCTTTTCTTTCTTCTGAATATTTATATACGTTAGCAGATGACCCTGTTATTGCTGGCGTAACGTAAGAACCCAAAAGTGTTATAGCTTCAAATGTCCAGTCGATTACTCTTACAAACCCACCAGAAACTTTCTCTGCTAGAGTTGGTAATATTTCCATAGAAACATCAACTTTAGTTCTTCTTCTTAGTATCTCTTCTGCATTTGGGAAAAGATATTTCCAAACAATACCATAAACTCTTAAAACTCTTTTACCGTCCTTGTCAGCCATATGTGCCTTGTTAGATTCTGGCACAAGACCTATGGCAAGTTGTTTTCTTTCTTCTATAACGTTGCTAGCGTGACCTTTGAAGTCTCCACCTTCTATGATACAATTAAGTGGTTTATTTGCTATAGAATAAATATTTCTTACAATATCTTCTTCTTCAAATATAGTACCATGTTTATTCAGTCCAGTAGCCATTACGTCTATAGAAAGAATCATAAATGTATCTGTTGATTTAATTATTTCAAAACTGTCCACAGAGAATACAATTTTTTCCAAAACTAATCGCCACCTTTCGGAATATAATATTCGTTCTTACTTTTCCTTAAAGTCCATTCAGTTAGTGCTTTCCCAAGCTCTTCTGTTTTTATGTAAAGGAAATATGTTTTTTTAGTTTTCTTATTACAGCCGACATCAATGTGCATTAACCCTTTTTCGTTCTCTAAAAATCTTTTCAAGTTAAAGGAATAACAATGAAAGCAACTGTTGTCATCAATTATGTCTTCTATACCTTTAGCAATCATGTGTTATTCACCTCTTTTCGCATTGCTGTCATTATCTCTAGTTTGTAATCCAGAATCACCAATATCTAAATCACTTTTTGTTTTTGCACCAGCTTTTGCATCTATGTCATCCCCACTCATTTGAGAGCCAGAGATTATAGGTGTTAGATTATCTTTTAGTTGTAATGCGTTTTCTAGTTTTATAGTGGGCAGTACTTCAAATGGTTCATAGCCCATTAGAGCATACATTTTACCAAGCAATCCGTTAGTACCTATTACAACCTCTTTGTATGCTTTCGCATCTTCTAAGTCAAAATATCTATTACCATAAAACTTAACAGTAAATCTATATTTTCTAGATATTAATCTTAATTGAAGATTAATAAAGTCTTCAAACATTTGATATATTTGCTCTACGAATCCAGCGTCATTCATTAACGAATACTTCATCGTTGCAGAAGATTTATCACTAGAGTCCATCAAACTACCATTAACACCAGCACTTCTCCAAAACAGTTCTTCACCTCTACCAGTTATGTTATCTTGACCAGTAGCACCATTTGAAAAGTCTATCTCTTGAGTTTCCATAGGTGTTGCAAAAACAGCAGTTCCATCTGGTAGTACAGATTGTATAAACTCTACAAACATCTGTGCTTGTTCACCATTAAATATTGGAACATTGTTTTTATCTAAAGGTATTTTTTGAGCTATTACTTTCCAAGTATCAAGTGCGGTTCTTTGCAATAATAAATTTTTGTATGTCATTATTGCTGTAGCGTCTTTGAATATTGGAGTAAGTGGTGGAATCATATCCACTGAATTTGTATCAAAGGTAAGTACAAATCCTTTTTCGATTGGTACTGCGTAATATTGATAATCGAATAAAGCATCTTTATTAAGATTCAAGTTTTTCATNGCAAACGTATATCCTCTATCCCATCTACCAGTTATGTAACAATAGTCTATTGGAAGCTCTATTAATGTCTTGTAGTCATTCTTAGTAGACAAATAAAAGAAAGCACCACCATTGCTTACAAATCTATCCATAGCATATTTTGTATGATACGGAACATTAAAATCTTGTAAGAATGAAAGAACTCTATTTCTTGAATTTAAAACTGTTTCAACATCTGACTCTTTAAAGTCTGTATTAAGTCTCAAGTCATATCTGAAAGTTAATATTTTCTTAAAGTGGTCTGTTGTTCTCTTATACTGCATTATAAAATCATCAAAATACTTGTCTACGCCACGCAATTGCATAGCGTATTGCCTAGGATTTTTTAGCCATTTCTCAATATCAGCAGGTGTAGGCGTAACAGACTTTGCACTTATAGAGTCTATTGTTTGTTTGCCGATATGAGGGTTATATAAGTTACTAGAACTAGCTCTGCTTAGATTTCTAGAAATAGTAGTTGAAAAACTTTTTAAAAATTCACTGTATACTTTTTTTCTATCTTCGTAACTCATGACCTCCAATCCTTCGGCAGTCAAATCTTGTATCTCCATTTTAACACCAACTTTCTATACTAATATTTTGCAAGTTTTGACTTAAATCCGTTAGACCTAGAAGAAACTCTATATGAAGCCCAATCTCTGTTTTTTACTTTGAAAAGCTCTTGTTCTTGTTCTGATATGAAGTAGTTTCCATATCCAACAGATGAGAATCTGTCTTTTCTTTTACCAGATTTCTCTTTTAGTTTTAACTTCTCTATATCTACTATTTCAAGATTAATCATTTCATTGATAAGTCCTGTAGTTTGTTTATAAGGATTTAATATCTTGTTATAAGTACTTATTTGAGTACTTGTCCATATAGGATAGTTCTTGCTATGAGAAATAATATCGTCTGCTTGTTGTTCATCAGTAAGAAGTCTTATTTGTCTTCTTATTATTTTTGATTGCAAGTCAGAGTTTATTGCTTTGTTCATTTCAGCAGTACCCTTTATAGAATATATGAGTTTTTCGGATTCTTGGTCTGGAACTAACTCTTGCATCTTATCATCATTCATACATCCAAGACCTTTATATATAATATCTGTATCTGGGTCTTTTATATCTCTTGTCAAGTCACCAAATACTTGCATACCTATACCATTTGTGTCAAGTACAATGTAGTCACAATCAAAATCGCTAAATAACTGTCTTATCCTTAAGGCGTGATAACCCATTGGTTTACCACCAGATATTGCTTCCATATATCTTACTTCTCTTATATAATTTTCGTTCTTTTTGTTTGGATATGCTATCAAAAGGCTTAGGATTGTATTGTCATTTTTCTTTCCTGACATCAAGGCTATGTCTGCTGATAGAACTCTTATCTCGTTACTTTTCTTTTGAGGTGCTTTAAATTCCTTTAAGTCTTCTATGATATCTTTTTCTATATTTTTTGGATAGTATGGCTCATATAAAAGCCTACATTCTGAAAGTTTATCAAATTTATAATAACTATTTTCAGACTCTCCATAGAATAAACAGAGCATCTCCATGCCCCACAAGTTAACATCAAGACCTTCTTCTCTCATCTCGTCTAACAGTTGTTCACCATTAGTAAGACCAGACATTACAGCTACTTGATATGGTAATGCAACAACTTTATATCCAGAATTTTTCCTTTCGGTCATATTCTTATAGAATACTTTATACTTGTCATAAGCCCAATGGAATTTGTAATAAGCAGAAGTAAGAAATACTTCTCTATTTCTTTCTATCATATGCTTATATTCTGGCTTCTCTAAATATTTAGGTTGTCTTGATACAGCTAAGAATCTTCTTAAAACACCTTGATATACTTTAACATCTATCATTCTAAATTCGTCAAGAACTAAGATATTTGCTCTTGCACTTCTAGCATTTTCTGTAGCTGGAACAACTTTTATGGTAGAGCCATTGTAGAATTCAACATTTGGGTCGTCTGTATTCATATTGGTTCTTATAATTTTAATCTCTTTGCCGACACCAATTTGTAAAACACCTGTAGATGAACGATTAATCATTTCTGGTATTTTTTCTGTTATTATCTTCATACTCTGAGCTTTAACTCCACCTGCCACAACAACCTTTGTTTCTGGATAAAGTATGCACATAGTAACAACGTATATTGCTGTTAAAAATGTTTTTCCTAGACCCCTAGAGGCTAAGAACATATAATAATTATTATTAAACATATCATATAAGATTAACTTCTGAAACTCTTTTAATTTTAATCCAAGATAATCTTCAACGAATAAGTGTGGAAACTTTCTATAGTATCCTGTCCACTCAGCTATAGAGTCATCAAAATTTTCTGTTTTATCCATAGCCTTACTTGACTTATTGCTCATAAAGATAGAATCACTTTCAATTCTATCTTCTATATATTTTTGGTACTTTGATATATCTAGCTTATTAGGAACTATACCTTTTGTTTTAGTTAAAGTATTATTCGCCATCTCCATCATCCTCATCTGACATGACATCGACAGTAAATGGTTTTACTATTTCATCATATTTGTCTCTAGCACTACCAACCTTACCTTCCATTGTCATGAGATGACCAGCTACTATATTTGATAATTCTTCAAATTGATTATCATTCCATTCGTCTTTTACTGTAGCAGGTCTTGTCGATTCAAGTCTCTTAACTAGGTTTCCGTAGAATAATTGTTCTGTAGAGTCAGACTTTTTACTGTCTATGCCAGCCAATTTAAACATTTCGTTTCTAGCCTTAAATAGATTAAGTATTTCCTTTTGGTCTGCCTTATTAGATTTAGCTTGAGCTATTTTTAAATTTATATAAGCTATATCTTTAAATGACTGAACTATAGTATAGTCATCAGAATCAAAATTTCTTATAAGGTCTATATAATCTGACAACAATATTTGATATTCTCTGTAAGAGAATCCAGAACCAAAGAAGTTTATAACTTCATCGTCTATCTCTAATCCTAAATCGTTTTCAGAATAAATAGGTGCGTCTTTGTCATCTTTCTTAACATTTACAGCGTCAGTTATCCAAGTTATATAATCAAACTTATCTGTAGTTAATATTTTCTTGCCTATACTATTTGTTGCTTTCATAAATCCATAAAATAAATCAACCGCATCATCCATAATCTTAATATTATCTTTTAAGAAATTTGGTATGTTTGAATCATTAAATGGAATTCCATTTAGCATAGCAGTAGCGATTATTGATATTCTAACATCGTTAGTTTCTCTAAAATAATATTTAAACTCATCAACCATACATTCTTTGCAAGTTGGGAGAAAACCAAATGTTTTGTATTTCGGATTTAAAGTTCGATAGAAGTTTCTTGAAGTTTCAAGACTTCTTCCGCATGTTACACAAGTAAAATTTTTATTTTCACTCTCTGCTTTTTTTACAGCCATTCAAAAAACCCCTTTCTATCTATAAATTTCAACCAAAGTAAGAGACTCGAACTCCTATTTCACGAACCCAAATCGTGAGTGCTACCATTACACCAACTCTGGAAAAAGACAGTACTCGTAAGTACTGTCTTGAATTTACTGTAAATTAAAATCTATATTTGTAAGTCTGTTATTCTTTATTAATATTGCTTTACCTTCTGCTTTTGCAGTTTTCTTTATTTTCATTGAAAAATCATCAATACCTATCATACTAGGGAACTGTATAACTTTAGTTCTAAGAGATGCTGTTTCTTGTTTAGAATTATGCAGATGACCACTTATCATTAAATCAACTTGTATATTATATATCTCTTTATACTCTTTAACAGAGCTTACTAAGTTGCTTTCTTGTTGACCATGAACTGCAAGAATCTTAAATCCATTAGCATCTATGTATTGTATTGATTTTGTTTCATTCATTTTTACTCTATCGTTATTAACAAGTCTTAATCTTATAACCTCATCAATGACATATTGTAAATTCTCTTTTGCTAGTTCACCAGACTTAGAATTTAATATTCTAGTTTCTGAATGATTCCCAAGACATGAGTAATAATCTATTTCTACATATCTGCTAAACTCATCTAACCAAGTAGCTAAGAAGTTAGCGTAAATTATTGCTGATTCTATAGCACCATACTTCAAATTTTGTAACACGCTATATCTTAGAATTCCTTCAATGCCATCACTTAAATCTACAAATGTAACAACTTTTATGTCTTCTTCTTTTATGACTTCTATGTAATTTTCAAGTAGTTCCCACATTCTATCATAAAATATTTCTTCGTTGTAAACATTTAACATTTCACCATTAAAACCTTCTATTGCAAGCTCTTTACCAAAGTGTGCATCTGCAATACCACAAATCATTGTAGTTTTAGAATTGCCAGCTCTAACGATTTCTTTTCTTTCGAATGGTTGTAGCTTATCTATAGCAAATTGAATTTCTTCTATAACTGCTTCTCTTCTAGAAAGATTTCTTATTCTATCGTTTTCGCCATTTCTTAAATCTCTAAATTTTATAGTTTCTTTTTTTAGCTCTAATTTTTTTTGTTCTAATTGTCTGATAATATCTTCGCCAGAAACACCTTTGTCAAGCATATGTTTATATATCGCATATGCACCGTACTCTTTTGGTTGAAATGCTTTTCTCAAACTATCTGGGTGACACTGTAATCCAGTATATTCTACTATGTCTCCCCAATCAATGTCTCTTGATTTATCGTCTACTATAAATCCGACTAATCTTAAAAGATAATCTATTGTGCTTTCTTTCTCTTCTCTAAGGAACTTATTTGACATGCGTCACCTCTCTCAACAACCAATTTTCTATTCTACAAATTTGCAAACACTTTACTAGCTTCACTTCTCAAATCTTCTTCAAGAACTATTCCAAACCACTAGAATAGTTAAACTTATCATGTGTTTGATTATAGTCACCTATAAAACAAATTGCTGATGTTTCTTCTATTCTGCTTCCACACATTTTAAGTTGTTTTAAATTTAAGTCTTCTGCTTCATCAACTATGATAAATGTGCTTCCTATGCTGAGTCCTTTTATGTATCCTATAATTTCTTTTTTTAGTATTCCTTGTTGCTCTAATCTAAGTGCTTCGTATTCTTTATTTTCCAAATGTTGTACAAATGGCACAAAGAAACTATCTGTTTTTTCAGCTTTACTTCCAGCTAGAAAACCTATTGGCTCACCTTCAACGCTTGGGTTTCTTAAAACCATAATTGAAGAATAATTACCTTTTTCCATAACTTTGTGTACTGCCATTTTTGTTGCCATCATTGTTTTTCCACTACCAAATCCACCAGCTATAATCTTTACTGGACAATCATCGTTATGTAGTAAGTCCAATGCACATACTTGTAAATCATTAAGTGGTTTAATAACTTTTTCTGGTGGTAATTTAACTTTAACAAATTTACCTTTACTATATCTTAGGATTCTTATTGTCTTATAACCTTTAAAGATTTCTTCGTCTTCTGTTAGTTCATATTCTGGAGAACCTAAATCTTTAATAATTAAGTATTCGTTCTCACTAAGTTCTAAGTCAGTTTCTAAATCATGATATGTTCCATCGTATAAACTTTCAAATATTTTAGAATGTTCTTCTATGTCTTTGTCAAGTTCCAAAACCTTATACCCATTAAACTTAGTTGCTTTGCTGTTGATTCCAATATCTATTGTTTCGATTCCAAGTGCGTATGCCTTTATTAACATACCTCTATCAAGTGTAGCTAGCAAGCACTCAGTTTCTATGACAGAAGATAATATTCTATTATCGTTAGAATCTTCGTAATCTTCTGGAAGTGCGTTGCAATCTTCTGTAACAACAAAATGTAATAAGTCTTCATTCTGTTCTATGAATTTTAAAGCCATTCTGCCATGAAATGACAATCTAGGACTATCTGACTCTTTGTGTCTATCAAGTTCATCTGCGACAGTAGTTGTTATTACGTAAGTGTACCTATCTAACATTTCTTTTAGAACATCTAGTTCTGACATTAAAACGCTAGTATCTAAGATTATTTTTTTATTAGTCAAATTTTCATCCAGCTTTCTATAATTTTATACTTGTTGTAAGAACACTCGTGACTTTAGTCATGAGATGAATTGCAACGGTTTTGCTTGTGTAATCCATGATTTTCTTGCTCCTATTCTTTTGCAATTCTTCAATTTGGGCGTCTTCATTCCTTTTGGTGCTTCGGTAAAGCTCACCTTATTACCTTCTATATCCATTAGTATTGCATATCCTGTTGACATTCTTCCTTTGATAAAATACTCTTTTCCTAAATATAGCACCTTATCAAATTTCCTGAACCCCAATATTTTACCTGTTGGTATTTTTTGATGGCTTCTGACCCCTTTAGTTTGTTGATAATCTCTATAAGACACACATTTCTTATACAGTATTATATCAGTTTTAAACTTAACTTCTTTACCTTGGCTTGCTATAACTACAGCATCAATATAGTGTTCTTTCGGTAAATTTAATATTTGCCTGTTTTCTTTTGTTATAAAGCCAAATGTTTCCTCACAATCTAATTGTTTTAGTAGTTGTATTCTGATAGAATTCATCTGTGTCGCATGTCGTAACTGACCTTTAATCTTACCACCGTTTAACTGAATTTTCCCATCATGCAATTTGTCATGACAAGTTTTACATAAAGTGATTAAATTATCATGTTTATCAGAACCATTTTTACTTCTAAAAATAATATGATGTACTTCTAATTTACTATTTTTGCTTTTTCCTTTGCAATATTGGCAAGTATAATTATCTCTGTGTAAAACATATGCTTTAGTATTAGCAAAACCATAGTTAATCCCTTTTTGATAGCCCCATTTTCTATATTGTTCATTGTGTAATTTAGGATTTTTGATTAAGTGAGGGTTAAATGTGCCTGTTTCTATTATTTTTTTAGTTATTGGTAAAATAGAATTAATAAATTTAATTTCTTTTAAATGACTATTAGTCTTACTTGCTATTGTAGGTGAAAATCTGTCTTTTTTAATACTATTCTTTCTATTTTGCCATCTAGCTTTTCTATATCTTGTTTCCCTGTTACGTCTATTTCTGCGATATTTAGAACGTTGTGTCATTTTGTCTGAAATATCATTTCTGATTTCTAATTGAGATAAATATACTGCTTCATTTTTTTTGTTAACAACAGCACTACCTATTTTAGCACTACCAGTGTCTATTCCAAGAGTTAAGTCTTGTGTATAAGAAGTAGATTGATAGGTTAATTTAATCGTAAAAGGTGTTTTTCTTTTAACTTTTGCCTTCCCTGATTTTAGTAACAATCTAGCTATTACATTAGTACAGGGCATTAATGGTTGACCATCATAATTAATTACATAAACCATGGAAACAGTCCTTTCTGTTATAAACTCTACTCAAGGTAGGTTATGGCTATTATATTGCTATGACCACAATATTTTTCGCACTTGATTTAGACAATGATAAATAAGCTTTTTACACTCGTAACACAAGGCTTTTCTTACTCTAACCTAACTTAATCACAAGCAACAGAGCAATGGTCTAATCCAGCAACCATAGGTATTATGACTTATCTATCGTAGTTTGCATTTCTACATGCTTAGTCAGGGTGAACTATTTAATAGAAGCCCGCGACTTTAGTCGTGGGTAGTTCACTAGTGAATTGACTATTTAGTTTTTATTTTTAAAGTGGTTTTTGTTCGGCAGATACCACTAAAACTGCTCTATCGGTTACAAACCGTCTATGTTACGACCATTCAATCTCGAAGTCTGTATTCT